AGCACCGGCAGCGTCACGCTCGCGCTCGCACTGGTGCTGATCTTGGTGCCGAAATACTCAACCGTGACGGAGTAGGTTGCCCCGGCAGCGCCGGAAGCCTTAAGCGGACGCTCCATCGTCACGATCTGGTTGTCGGTCAGCGTGGTCACGTCAATCGTGTCGTCGCCAGCACCGCCGCCTGCGCCAGAGAACTGCACCGAATAGGCTTGCAGCGTGCTGCCGTTAACCGAGACCGAACCACTCGAAAGGCTTGCCATTTCAGGTCTCCACCCAGGTCAATGCGTAGTTCTGCGTGACGCTATACACCGGAGGCAATTCCGCCCCAGCCAACTGCACGAAGTCGTCCGACTCCTGCTCCAGCGAAGCGTTCTGTACTTCCACATTGTTCAAGGTTCCGCCGTACCCATCCAGAACGGAGCGGAACGTATCGGCCACCTCGCGCGCGCCCTCGTAGGTGGTGGCGTAAATCTGCATCTCCATGTTCACAGTCGGCAGGCCCAGCGGCCCGGCAAGCGTCTGCTGCCGCTGGATGGAACTGCGGCGATACACCGCAAACGGCAGGGCCGCCGTGGCGGGGGCCAGCACGGGGTAAATCCGCGTGCCCACGAGCGACGACACGGCCGTGCTCGTCACCAGGGCATTTCTCGCAACTTGCTCGGGGCTCTTGAGCGGCATGCCCGCATCATCGCCAGCCGCGGGCCGCCTCTTGCAGTTAGCCCGAGACCGTCTTGCCCGAGAAGGTGGCGATGGATTCCAGCGCCCGCTCCAGCGACAGGGAGAGTTGCTCGCGGAGCACGCTGGCCACCTGCGACTGCGACCGCTGCCACGCCGTCTGCACGGGCGGCTGACGTGCCACGCCGCCCGCCGGGGTCGCCGGGATCGTGAAGGGCTGGCTCCGCTTCACGAAGAACGCCTTGGGATAGCCGGGCTTCGTGGTGAACGAGTTGCCTTGCTTGCGGATCTTAAACGGCCCCAGCCCGTTGAACGAACTGGCGATGTAGCCGTTCTGCCCGCTCACCCAATGCACGAGGCCGTTCTTGCTGCGGCGTTGGTAAGGCTTGTTGGCCAGCGTCGTGATCTTGCGGGGCTTCGTGCCGTTCTCAATCCACCACTGGTGAAACGCCCGGTCCCGGCCCGCACGCACCTTGCCACCCTGCGCGCTCGTGTTGTCGGCCTTGCCCGACTGCGTGTAGCCGACCAGGCCCACGCCCACGCGATCCTTCTGGTAAACGACCACTTTCTTATTGCGGGCACGGTAGAGGTTGCGAGTGGGGCCGACCGGCGTCACGTTGCCCAAGGCGGTGAAGGCTGGCTCAATCGCCTTCTGGAGCGCGGCCCGCAGCATGGTGCCGCCCACCTGCCCAGGCAGGGCGGCGAACTTGTCGAGGATCGGCTGGATGTCGTCAAACGACACCTCGACCTTGATGCCAGCCATTAGCCGACGTTCTCCGTGCAGATCGCTTCGTGCTCGCTGCGGTTGCCGTGTTCGAGCAGGCTCACGATCTCCAGCGTGCGGCCCCGCCATGCGAAACGCATCTGCTGCGTAAGGCCCGGCAGAAATCGCAGCCGCACCTTGTGGGTCACGCTCACGTCCTGCTGGCCAGCCGTCAGAGCCTCGCGGGCGCTCACGCCGTCCACGCTTGCCCAGACGCTCGTGGAGTTGCTCCACGCCAGCACCGTCTCGCCCAGGGCATTGGTCGTGCCGCTGGCGATCTGGACCGTAACGCGGTCGCGGAGCTTCCCGGCGTCGATCATCGGTAGGAGCCCCACTTCTGTGACGAGAGCAGCGACTCGACCGCGAACTCAAGCTGCTTGGAGATTGAGCCAACGAGCACCGTGCTGCGGTTCTCGTACCAGAAGCCCACGAGCATCAGGATCGCGTGGCGGATCGCGGCGGGCACGTCGGTGCCGCTCGCCCCGTAGCCCGCCCACCACGTTACGGCCACGCTGTTGTCATCTTGCAGGTGCGGGGGCCACGTCCCGGCGTAGTTCGTCTTCACCGCCCCCGGCGTGGCGAATCGGTCCACCCGGTAGCTGCTGGTGCCGTAGGCCGCCGTGCTGCCGCCTTCGAGCGTGTAGGTAAGCGACACGGCCGTGTTCACACCGCTGGTCACCATCGGCGGCCGTGGCAGTTCGATGTCTTCCGTGCCGTCCACGGGGAAGCGGTCGAACCGCATGACCCACTGCGTATGCACCAGCGTGCGATCCAGATACTGCTCGCACCACTCACGCGCTGCCGAGATCATGGCAGTGATCTCCGAGTCGGACTCGTTCCCGTCCACTCGCAGGTGGGCCTTGGCCTCGGAGAGCGTCACGGGCTCGACGGCCGGGACGGTCTGGCGTGTCAGGCTGCGGTACTTCACTTCTTGCGTCTCCGCTTGGGCGTGGCGTCGGCCGTCTCCACGTCGTGCTCGACGGCGGCCGTCTCAATCAATTCCTGCTGCCGGTCCTCCACCGCGAACCGCTTGGAGATCAACTCCTGGGCCAGCCCGCCGGGGATCTCCACGACTTGGCCTGGGCGGTAGTTCCTGAACGCTCGCAGCATCCTTAGTTTCGTCATTCGGGCACCCTCCATGCAGACTCGGGCCGCTTCATCGTGTTCGCAAACTCCGTGCTGTACTGGAAAACCGGCTTGCCCAAGTCTTTGCCGGGCCACGTCACCATGTATTCGCCGTGGCCGAGGATCACGCGCGGCGAGACGTAGGGCCGATTCCCAGCGGCACGGAACTGCCGCCAAAACCAGATGTCATCATCGGTGCGGCCTTCGCCCCACTCGCCTTCGTCGTTGGGCACGCCCTTGAACCAGGGTTTCAGCGTCCGCTTCAGGGCGGCCGTGGAAATGACGGTGCAGCCGAAGTGCATCGTGTCCACTTCCTGCACAGGCTCCGCAAACCACTCACGCGGCAGCGTCGTCTTGCCGCCTTCGGGCGGGTTGTCCAGCGTGCCCTTCAAGGTGAGCATCGGCCTGCCATCCTCCCGCTTCGTCTGAAAGCCGGTGAGGGCATCGCACTGAAACGTCATCGCCATTGCGAAGAGTTGCTCAACGTCCTCGCGGGTGAAGAAGGTGTCGTAGTCGATGGTCAGCAGGTATTCGCATTTGTCGGCGAACTGCTCAAAGGCCCGCTGCAAGCATTGGCCCCAGAACGCGCCGGTCACCTTCGTGGGGCGGATGCCCAGCGGCATCAACGCCTGCGCCCAGGTGTAGAAGTTGTCCATGAACCCGAGGCGGGGCACGCTCATGACGGCCTCCACCCGAATGTCGCACTCAGTGCCCCCAACCTTGACGATCATGTGCTACCTCAAAAAGAGAGCGGGCGGCCCCCATTCGGAAGCCGCCCGCTCAGAATCACAACTGTGTCAAGCCGCCAGACTTAGGCAGCACCGACGAGGCCGATGACCGGCCCGGCGACGGTCGAGGAGCCGAGGCTGTGGTGCGTGATCGCCACGCGAGCCGAAGCCTTGATCACCGTCTGCTCGCTCAGGAAGTTCACCTGATCGCTGGACGCGATCTCGATGCCCTGACGGATGCCGTACATCGAGCTGTTGGCGAGGTTGCCGTACAGCGCCATGATCGCACCCGAGGAGTCCGCACCGCTCGGGAGCCGGTCGGTGAGGACCACCGGGCTGCCGAGGAAGGTGAGGCCCATGCCAGCCGACAGGCCAACCGAACCGCCCTGGTTCAGATCAAGAGCCTGCATGCAGGTCGCGAAGAAGAACGGCGAGCAGTACCACTTGGCACCGGCCCGGCTGTGCTGCGGCATGGCCGCCATCATCGCCAGGAGGTTGGCCTTGGTCACCTCGTCGGGCGTGTCACCGGCAGCCGTCACGAGCGACGCCGCGTAGGTGGCACCCGAGGAGGCCAGGAGACCGCCCGTGTGGCTGGTCACGAGGCCCGCCACGCCCGGGGCGTTGGCCGGGTTGCCCGAGAACGCAGCCGACTCGATGGCGTTGGCGAGGGACAGGCCGAGCTCGGCCGCCACCCAGTCACCGATCGAGATGACCGAATCGGCAAGAAGCTCGTTCGCCACGATCGTCGCGGCCGTGACCTTCTTCGCCGTCAGCGTCACCTGATTGATGG